AAACGCGTTGCAGATTCCGATTGTATGCTCCGTTATGGGGTTAATGTCGCTATATTTCTCAATGAGTACGTTGTCCTTTTTGCTGATAATGGCCTGTTTGGGCGGCCTCATTTCATCGGCAATGGGAGCGGCCAGAGTGTTTCCGAGTTTCAACTCCGGGATGGCGGTAACATACTTTGTGGTCCACGGGCGCACCGTCGTAAAGGTATGATTCTTTGTTTCAAGCCGCACCCGCGAATCTATGAGAATAATGGTGGGCAATCCGTCCGATTTCAGGGTTTCATTCACCTGTGAAAGCAGGGGTTTCCGTACCTTGAGCGTGCTGTCGCCCACGTACTGAATGACCTCTGTCGCCATTCTCATTTGCTGCCACTTAGTGAGATCCATAAGCACGTACTGTATGGAGTATCCCTCATCTTCCGCCGCGTCCTTGAGATCCTCAATGTCGGTGATGGGAAGATAGTTGCCGACCGTGCCGTTATTCCATACCCGCGTTGCCGTGGCGGATTCAATGACCCTTTTATTTGCATCGGGCATCTGGAAATCAATAACCTCCTGAGTTACAAGCCCGTTGTTTGTGGAGGTGCTGAGAGCAATCTGACCGGTTGAGATTGCCTGCAATGCAAGCCATTCCAGCCGAGCGTGGACGCCCTTTATGACAAAATCAACATCGTCATAAATGAGCTGCAGGATTTCGTCCTGACGCTGCTTTTTCCCGCCTTCGGTCGCCATCCAGTTGATTTGTGAGCGCAGGGTATCGTAGTCGAGGATTTCCTTTTCGTCCATTGTCCGCGATATTTTGATCGCGGGAATGTCGCCGCGCAGCTTGTCGATGATTCTCCGGCTTTTCTTGGGCGCCGATACGTTATATGCTACAACGTCCGCGGCTACCGGGTGCCCGTTCGACCCGATTATTGTCTCGTAAGTCAGAAACGGGTGGCTCTTAAACGGAAAGAATATCTGGAAAAGCCGCCCCGGATATTTCCGTGTGTTCAGATACGCATCAACCGTCTTCTGACTCACCTCTTTCATTAGACTATGTTCCATCAGAATACACTCCTGTTATATTTACAATCCGTGGTAAATTAAACCAGCAACCGCCGGGATTTAATCAAAATAAATTCTGGCCGTCAATGCCGTTTTTGTTACGTCCGGAACCACAAAGGGCAATATCGATTCGTTAACCGATCCGCGAATGACAATACCACCGGATACATTTGCCAAAGTGGAGCTCCCGGTTGTCGAATACGTGATAACGTCCACGTTGTCCCGCAGGAAACCGACAGGGGTGTACAGCTGCTCCACATCGTCCGCCTCTGTTCCCTCGCTTGTCGATTCGTACAGATAATCACCATCCAAAACAGTAAAGCCGTTTTCGACGGTTATCGTGTCGTAATCGTCTTCCGTGGTGACGATGGAATTTATGACAGAACTGTTGTTGCCGTTGCTGAGAAAGTCCCCGGCTTTGAACTCATGCGCCTTGAGAACTTGAATCGCCGCGGCCTCGCTATCGGCATAAACCTCGGCCGATTTACACAGACGATAAATCCCATCGCTGTCAGGCCCGCCCACAACCGCGCCGGCCTTTATTTCCTCTGTGGCGGCCTTCAAATCACCAGTATGGATCGTCCCGCCACCGGGGATGTCTTCCAGCGCGGTAATAAAAGGATCCGTGTACTGGGTTTCGGAATTTTTGCTTATTGAAAGTCCCATACCTTAAAACTCCTTTATTCGTGTTGATGTTTGTTTGCTAATGGACTCGTACTTCCCGCATTCCGGCTCTTACGGCGATATTGTGAGGAAGATTTTCTGCGGCCTCACGTAGTTTACCGTAGTCGTGGTTCGCAGCATATAGTTTCCGATCTGCTGATATGTACCACCCAGCAAAGAATCTGCCCACGTCCCGGTTATCACCGTACCGGCTGAATCCGAAACCGTGCCGGCTGTGGTCGAATCGGGAGCCCGGACCTTCCCTGCGCCGGTGTAATAAACATTTCGCTGTCCGTGTTTACCCCCCTTTTTATCGACAAATCGAGGCGATGCCGGTCCCCATGTCTGGAGCCAACAAAAATAATTATTGTAGTCAACTTTTGTCGGGTTGAAATGGGTAAACATGCCCACAATACTTTCAAAAACCACGCTTCCGGCCGGCGTATAAACATTGCTGTAAAGATTCGGCATGATCGCTATGGTGTCGCCCTTCGCGGCATTAACCGGGAATTTGTCCGCCAGCGTTAAGGTTATTGTATCGCCGGTCGCTGTGACCACCGAATCGCTTGCCGTTATGATGGTTTCCCACATCTCGTAGGAATTGGAGATGTCAATAAACGTCAAATACCCATTCTGGAACTGATTTCTTACCGCCCCGGACACACAAATATCTATTTCCGTGCTGAGGCTGTCGTCATAGGTGGCTGTTTCCACAAGCAGGGTTGCACCCGTTATTCTGGTCTGTGAAACGCCTGTTGCGACCATGAGTCCAAATCCGGAAGTGTCCGCAATGTTGCTCGTGCTGCCAATCTGACAATACCTGAATGTCTTGTCCCCGATGACAAGCCTTGCGCCGATGGGATAGTTCTGCACCGCCGTTACTTCTGATACCGTCTGGCGCAGGTTTGCCGCCGGTATTACCACCCCGTCCAAATTGTAAACCGCCGAATGGGCCGTCAGCTGAGTAAACAGCAGCACCGCGCAGACGGCGAATATAATGTTCATAGCTCTTGAAATTTTCATTGTTCTCAATCTCCCGATTATTTCATATAACTGAATTCTGTAAATGGATTAATCCGCCACGGCCCCGATTCCCTTGACCAACTCTGCTTTATCTTCCTCCGCCTTGTTCGCTTTCTCGGCAAGAGACTTCGCATCTTCCTCGGTTGCTGTGGTTTTTAATACCCCGTTCTCAGGGACTCCATGCTCCTTCAGCGCGGCATTAATTACTTTCTGTTGCTCCGTCTGGACCGCATCCTTGAAGGTTTTAACGCTGGCCGTTATTTCCTCTTCGGTCTCGCCCGTAATATTGCTCTCAAATGTCTCGGGCAACTCGGCTGCCTTGAGGGCATTGGTAACCAACGCGCCCCTGGCGCCTTTCTTTTTGTCGTCGACCAGGCTGCCAATTGTTTTACCCTGAGTCTCAATTAGCTTTCTCAGTTCGGCAAATTTCTTATCATCAGGCTTCACGTCATCATCCCCCGCTTTGTCCTTGTCCTCACCATTGTCTTTGTCCTCGGAATCTTCTTCCTTGACGTTCCATTTCTCCCGCAGATTGGTTTCCTGCGTTTTTAGGGCCTGCGATATCTTGCTGTCAAATTTGCTCTGTATTATTTTCTCAAGTGCAGCCTCCAGACCCATGCCCTTGATTTTTACCAGAGCCGCCTCTGACGACAATTTGCCGTTTAACTCTTTCTGTAGCTCAGTAATGGCCGAACCGATTTTAGATTCGTCAGTTACTTTACTCACCAGAGCTTCGGCGTGCGATTCTTCAATCCCCGCCGCTTTCAATGCCGCTTTAATCTTTTCAAGCATCCTGCCCCCTTCATTCCAGAAGTACGGTTTTCGTTGATTACACTGTATATCCAAATGCCTTCATTGCCGGCGCATACCGGGACACCGCCTGCCGTATTTCTTCAATGTGCGGATAGCGGTTTACATCGTTCATGCACCGTACGGGCATTTGTACGCTTCCCTTAAGTCCGAGCTTGCTCGTCAGCATGTCCATTGCAACGGACGTTACTTCTGTCAGGCTCTCATATTTGACAAATATGACATTTTTGCTGTGCTCCAGTATCAGCTCCGCGAAATGATTCCATATTTCAGCCTGACAATTGAAGCGGTCGTGAGTCTTGAACGGAAATCCTTCGTACCGCGGATTACTCCGGACATCGTGCTCATTGATATTGGCGCATTTCGGCAAATTCCAGCTGCCGATCGTGTACATCGGATCCCGGATAACGGCGATAATCTTATAACCAAATCCCATTATCTGCGGCATGTTCGTCAAGAACGGCACATTTGCCTTTAATCCCAGAGTCACATTTTTATCCACCGGCTTTTCAACACGCGCCCATTCAATCCCGGCCCTGTCCGTCTGCGCATCGGTCGTATTCTTGTTCGGGACCGCCTCATCGAGCAGAAGCATTGTCCGGAGAGTGGAGAAAGCCGCCGGAAGCATCGGGACCTCGTACACAATCTCATTGAAGCACGCGACGTTATCCAATGCGTTCATCATTCTGCACAGCAGGCTTGTGCCGCTTCTCGGGATTCCGGTTATTACAAAGTGATTGCTCATAGCTCATTCAATAGTTTTCTGGTTTTTTCGACCTGCGCATCGATGTGATAATTATTTTCTATGTGCTGCCGGTACCGGCGCGAATCATATACGTTGCTGGTGATCTCGGTCACGGCCTGCAATAACGTGAAGAACAGCAGGTCATTCGGCCACAGATCATAGGCCCCGTAATGCTCATGAATAATCGGCTTGATGCCCTTCGCCATCGCCTCCGCAATCGCATACCCGAATGATTCAAACAGGCTGGTATGCAGCAGGTAATTCTTATCCTCAAGCCATGAATCTATGTCCTTGACGTACCCGTCAAAAATGACGTTCTTATCAAGCCCGGCGTTATGCACGAAATACTTGGAATACACGTCCTGCCGGAATTCCTGCATGTGCCCGGCGATATGGAGCTTGTATTTCGGGTTAATATCCACCAGGCGACACATGATCTGCAGCGCAAGCGGTAAATTCTTTTTATGGCTGATATTCCCGATCCATGCGATATCGTACCCGCGCTCCCGCTCCCGGAATTTGAATTTATTAACGTCAACACCGTTCGGGATGATTTCCGTCTGGACGTTTATGTCAATCAGCGGGAATGTATGTTTGAGTACTTCCCGTACATGCCGCGAAACGAACAGTAGACGGTCTATGGCAAGCCAATTGATGTCATTCGGTAGTTTGGTAAGGGCCTCGTAGGAATGAAGCCGTATGAGCGTTTTTTTATGCCGGACAATCGGCAATGTTGATGCATATGCGGCCACTTTATCCGCCCACTCGAACCAGAGAACATCGCCGAACTTCACGGCCTCGGAAATCTCCGCTTCGCTGTTTACCAGAAAAAGCTTTATCTCGAAATAATCGGACAGCCGATTACAGAGATTGATAAGGAAATGTTCTTGTCCGTTTTGACAGATGAAAGCGACCCGCTTCATTGATTTTCTCCAAAATAGAAAAAGCCCGGCAAAGACCTGTTACAGTCTCTACCGGGCTTCTCAATCCCGCACCAACATTCGCAGCTGTCGGCGTTCATTCTATCTTCGCGTTTTCGCTGATAGATCGCGGTTGAGCAAGTACCCGATTATATCTTCAAACTTTCGTGCTTCTCAATCCTGGCAATGCCACCCTGTGAAAAATAGATGGTGAGGTTGCCGGTAAAATCATTATTTTTAAGCTCCTTCAACAGGAACGCAATGCGCTTGATCTTGCTTTCCTGCCTGTCGCTGCTATTATACGGCATAGATTGCCCCTTGTCAAGCATTATTTTCAACAAATCGGTATTTGCCGACCTGCCCCGTTAGGTGTCCCTTGTGCTTGATTTTTCCGAGAAACACATCCTCCGGAATTCTTTTCGGGAACGCTTTGCATCGCTCGGGCTTCAAAAGGTTTGTCCGGGGAATATGATGCTTACAGTGCGTGCATTGCGGTATGATTACGGTCATTGTACCGTCTCTCCTGTTTTTAGTACATCTTTCCTCAACTGAAAATCCTGTGTGAAATTATCCTGCAGGAAGTAGGGCCGGCTTTTCCACTTGGCAATCTGGGCCTTGTGCCGCTCGACGTACCGCTGTGCCGATTGCGGGATGCTCCGGACATAACGCCGTCCGTCCATCGTTCCGGTTTTCATGTAATCGATGAAATCCTTTTTCGGCGCCATGATCGATTTCGTGTTGCAGATGCAGACGGGATGCCACCCCGTGAAAATAAATCCCTTCGGATATCTCCCGGCCATTGAATCGCAATTATGGACAATTATCCCATTTATGACGTAGCTGTTATCTTCATCAACTTCGAAATTATATTTTGTGATCGGTGTAATCTGCTTTTGGGTATAATGTCTTACGCTTTCAATTTCGATTTCCATAAATTCATATTCATTGCGATGGTTCTTTAAAAGCCGATCAATCGATTGCGAGCAAAATTCAATATCATTGCAAATTTGTTTACCGGTAAAGCGAAGAAAAGTAAACCCGCCCTGCTCCATTTCTTCTTGCCTCAATCTATCAGCTTCTTTATTCCTGTGCCAATATTCACCATCACATTCAATAGCTATATTATGCTCAGGTATTACAAAATCAATAAGGTAAAAGGCTTTCTTCCCGTTATTGCCCACTTTATCACGGATAAATTTATATGAATGAACATATTTTATCTTTTTTTCTTTCAAAAGCGATTCAATCTTTTGTTCAATTGATGATTTATTATGGTTTTTACCAAGCGCTATCGCTGCCTTGCTACGATTCTTGGGCTGCTGGAAAGGATGCGTTCCATTTTTTACCCGTTCGGCGCTCCTTTTAATACAGGTAATCTTTGCCCTTGCCCTTACTTCTGGATTAAGTAGATTGTCAACATTTTTTCCAGATTCTATCCATTTTTTAAGATAGGGTATCCCATTGCTACACCTCATTTTTGCTTTTTTTGATACCGATTCCCTGTGGCTGTCATTTGACCATTGCGTTTTCGTTGTTTCTTTGCTTGCACACGATTTTGAACAATATTCCCTGTCATGGGGTATTAATTTATTACACCATTTGCATCTACCTGCAAGTAAAGATAATTTGTCTCCATTTCGAATTTTAGATATAGGTAGCCATTGCCCATTAACCAAGAAAGGGTGATTGTCGGTTGCACTTATTGTATTTGTTTTTCCGCGAGAATCATACGAATAGGAATATTTGATTTCCGTTTTGTCTACCGAATAAACAGTTGATTTATAAATTCGCTTAATAGCCCTATATCTCCCCCTATGAGTAAGGACGAGGTCTCCGACTTTAATATTATTTAACGTTTTTAATCCATTAACTGTAAGTAATTTATAATTCCAATTAGTGAAGCAAA